ATGTTTGCAGGGTTAGCGCAGTTTACGACCACGACAGACCAAAACTTCGTGATATAAACGCAGACCTGAAGCCAGATTACCCAAACATTAGTCATCGTTAATCACAATCATCCAGCCGCTTTTGGGGCCATCAATCATCCACCTGCGCTCGAAGTCGCTGCGATCAACCCTTACATAGGCACCGCTCAACTTCTTCTCATGCGTGCCCTTGTGCATATCAGGCATGCCGGCAGGGTCATGAATTGTTAGGCCGTACATGTCGTAGCCCGTCACTACAACCCAGTGCCCTGGCCCATACGGGCGCTCACCTTTTGACAAGTCTCCTTTGGCGAGAATCCCAACAGCTACAGGCCGCCCCTGATCAATTAAATCGAACAGCAGCGACATGCTGCCATATTGCATAAACACGGCCCGCAAGCCCAAGCTGCGCAGCGCCAGTATCTGAGCATTAACTGAGGTTGTATCGCCAAAGCGCTCACGAGTCAGGTTGTACTCGTCGTCAGAATGCACAACGTCTTTCTCAGCCGCGAGCATTGCTGCTGCACTTGAGAAGCATTCGCGATAACCCTGCCCTGACTCGTTGTCGTGCTGCTTGAAATACGGCACAAGCAACCACTGCGACTTGCCGCTGGTTTTCCAAGTTTCAAACCAGTCAGAGTCACGGGCTAGCAACTCAGCCGGCATAGCCTCCTCAAGCTGCTGGATTGCAGCAATTTGATGCGGGGTGCCCCTGTAGAACTGAAAGAAAGGGAGCAGCGCTAACGGTGCCATAACAAACAACGCAGCGCGTTTCACTCTTCCTTTTTGCGTGGAAACATTGCAATTTCTAAAAGGTTGACCAACTTGTCATCGATCTCGTTATCGGTGGACTCAACCAGCTTCTTGACGCAATCAATGATCAGCTTTTTTACAGCGTCAGACTTGACAAATGCCAGCATCACTGGCTTGAGCAGCAAGATCATGAGCTTTCTGTATTTGCTCGCATGTTAGGTCTGCTTGCTAGGCCCTTCCAACCGTGCGACCGATGACTCAAGCGTCCTAAGACGTTCAAACACTTCTTGGTTGGTTTGACGGATGTCTTGATGTACAAGGTCTAACCGTGAAGTCAAATTATCAACTGCTGTTGTAAGCCTTACAAGCGAATCACGGCCTTGCTGGTTTTGGCGAGTGAAGCCACTGAAGCCCAAGGCTGCTGCGGTTATTGACGCGCCACAAATTGCAGCCCACACTTCAATCATGGCCGTCTCCGCTCGCTTTTATCATGGCAGACACACCAGACGACAGCAATGAACAGCAGAAGGACGGACCAACGCTTGCTGATGGCGTTCGGCTTATTGTTCTCGGTTGGTCTGCGACCCTGCTGACTATCTCTTACTTGGGCATCTTTCCAAGCATGAAGATGGATTCAACTTTTGTAGCATCTTTGCTTACAGGCGCCATGGCCGGCTTTGGAATTGAAAGAAAATCTGGTAACGCAACTAAAAAAGACGCACCTAAAATTCCAACAAACGGAAAATAGATCATGAAACGCTCTTTACTGTTCCTGCTTGCCTTGGGCGTTGCAGCCCCAGCACAGGCAGACCTTGTGCATCAGATCTCGTCTTCTGTGCAGCTCAGTGTTGACGCAGCAGCAGCGCAAACAACACGCTTAGGCTCTACCTACTCAGTCAGTGGTTCTGGGGTGAGTACAACCGATGGCACCACTGCAAACGTGCTAGGCGGCTTTGGCAATGTCACCAACGGCGTGCCTGCTATCACCAACATCACGGCATCACAAGCCACTAGCGGTAACGCCTTCAGCTTTTCGCAGAGCTACATAGAGGGCGACAGCACCAGTACCACCAGCACAAGCTTGACTAATGGCGCAGTCACTGCTTTGCCGTTGCTGGGGCAGACCACAACCACAGGCGGGGGTGTTGCTGGATCACTCGCAGGCACCGTGACTAACGGTCACGCAGTTACCGTAACTGCAGGCGGTACAGGTACATCGGTCATCGGCCAAACCATCACCTCCCTGACTATCGGTGACTGATGCGCGTTCTAGTTTTTGTGCTGCTCTTTGCAGGTTCTGCGAGTGCGGTGCCCGTGACACCTCAGTTCAGGACTGGGACTATGACCAGCAACACGCGCAGTACCACGCAAATCGTCGAAAACATCAAATCAGTCGATTTCGCTACTGGCTACACCTATTCCGTGAGCGGGTCTGGGGTGACCAGCAGCGGGGCACTGATTCCGCAAGCGGCTACAACCCAGAGCGTGACGATGGAGGGCGTGCAATCGCAATGGCAGGGGCTACCGCTCAGCAGCAAGCCTATTTATCAGCAGCAAACCCAAGGCGCAGCATTTCAGCTGACAGAGCACTACAGCGGGCCAGGATTGCAGACGGTGACCACCGTGCAGCGCACAACTTCGATCGAAACCGTCACGGACTCCACCTCGGTGTTTGGGCCTTAGCGCTCTTGCCGATGCCCGCCTGGGGCCAGGTCAACGCCACAGCAGCACCTAGCTCCGTCAGCAACGGGTCAGTCACAAACATGGCTGTGCAGACGATGGGTGGACCTTTTCCTACTTACCACCTAGGCCCTAATCAACACAGCTGCATGGGTCCGCAGCTCAGCATCAGCCCCTTTGTCACCAAATCGCATAGCTACACCCTGCCGCGCACGCAATACCAACGCACGCCCTTCTACAACCCGCTTGATGCTGATGAAGACAACGTGCCTGACAAGCCGGGCGAAATTATGTTCTATCAAGAGACTCCCACTGGGCAAAAAGATAGTCATGCATTGAACTATGGAATTAGTGCCACTATTTCAATCCCCTTAGACGGTGGCCTGACAGCACGCTGCAAAGCTCTGGGCGATACACAGCAAAAACTCCTTGAGCAGGTGCTGGCCCACAAAAAATTAGATTATGAATTAGGCCGCCTGAAATTTTGCGGGCAGCAAGCCAAGGAGGGCGTTATCTTCCGCCCAGGCAGCCAAGCGGCGCAAATCTGTGCCGATGTCATGGTCATCCCCAAACCTGGCCAGGTGCTGCCACATAAACACGAGGTCAACGCCCCAGAGCCCGACGAAGAGCCATTACCGCTCGATTCCTATCTCTTTGCGCCAGACATCGTTCACGAACAGAAAGACGGCGAGGCTTACGCCCTAGCAACGCCTTGATCTTGTTCACAATCTTCTTGATTGTTGGTTTGATGAGCTTTAGCAGCAGGTCAGCTAGCGGCTTTGCCAGCAGCGCGGAAGTCGTAGCTAGAAGTGCAATTGATGTTGTTGTGACAACTGCAGGTATCTCAGGCAAGCCATCAACGATCTGCTCAGCAATAGACCGCTTAGGCTCTGATTTTTTCTCTTCTTCAATCTGAATTTTTGGGATTGTTGGCAGCTCTGCAGTGGGCCTAGGCGGCTGTTCAGATTCACTTTGCCGCTGCCCCCCTTGCGGCTCCAAAATTGTCAGCTCGCTGGGCCTGTAGTCCATCGGGTTGTAGGACGGTATCTGACCATCAGGGCAAGCAATCCCTACTCGCTTGGGGTCGTCTTTGAGAAGCGATGGGTTAAGCCCAGCATCAGGATGCACCGCAACACAGCCAGGCATATTCATTACAGGCCGTGGAAACTGCACAGGCCGAATGACAGGCGGCTTTGGTGTCGGTATCTCCCGAATCTGTATTTGCGGAATCTTATTGGGCACTGAACGGCAAAGCAGGGCCAGTTTCAGTCGGCATCATGCCTTGCATCTGCTTTGATGTGGCGTCAAGCACTAGAAGCACAACTTCTGCCCTGATGCGCTGAATAGCCTCATCTTTCATCTTAGGTGCGTTCAACGCCACAAAGATTGCAAGGCCCGACATGCCAGCAGAAAGGCCGAAAGAAACAATGGCAAGTGCGTTGATGATCTTTTGCATGGCTAATAAAAAACCCCGGTTTCTCAGGCCGGGGCGTGCTGCTTTTGTTCCTGTGTGAGAACGTACTCAGTCTAGTCAGAAAGAGTATTTCAGGCCAAGCTTGACATTAGAGGCCAGATCCTCATCGCCAGTCATGAAGGCATATTCGCCATAGGCGCCAAGCTCGTCGGTCACGGCAACATTCAGGCCAGCTTTACCAGAAAACTCGGTGTCGCTGTCGCCATCATCAGGCATCAGAAAAGCAGGCCCTGCCTGAACATAAGCAGCGGCAGTTTCGCTCAGTTCAATGTCGCCGCCAAAATGCGTCTCAAGCAAAGTGCCTGAATAATCGCTGCCTCCGAAACCAGAATTGGTTTCTACATTGGCGTATGGTCCAGCCATCACAGGTGCGGCTGCCATGACGCAAGCAGCGCCTAGGAGAAAATGGCCTTTCATTAGATAAAAAGAAAACCGCCGAAAACGTAACGACGCTTCACAGTCGCGGCTTTGTGCGATGTGCCAATTAGTTCAACGACCCTGCCCGCGACGCAACTTTTTGTTGTGCCTTGGTTTGCTTCGTTTGCCATTGCCTTGGCGCGTCAATTTAGGCGGGCCTCCTTTGAACAGACGCCCAGAGATGCCCGCTTTGCTACGAACTGCCATCAATCAATTCCAAGCAGCTCACGCAAGTCAGAAATACTGAGTCCAAGCTTCTCAAGCTTTTCAGCAGCTGTCAGCGGTGTTGGCTCTTCTATTGTTTGCGGCATGTTTTCCAGTTCAGCGATTTCATCAGCCGTAAGCTCAATGGTGCTGACTTCGCCAGTGGCGCAGTTAAGTTCAACGCGGTGCATGATTAGCCCTCGATAAGTATGTTGATTGTGCCTGAGTCAAACGTACTAGTGCCGTCATCTGCAAGCAACTGCAGACGATCGAGAGTCCCAGTCAAACCTTTGTATCCAGCTGTCATCCCAGTGGTGCCAGTAGTGTTGCTGTAATCAAACAAACCTGTGAAGGCCCAGGCATTTCCACTGTAATTAGAAAGTACAACTTGACCGCTTAAGCTATTATGCGCGGCTCCCGAATAAAGAGATATTCCGAAGCTGCTACTAATAGAAGATGATGTAACGCCCCCAGTCAAAAAATTGCTGGTGCTTTGATAACCCGTAGTTTCCATGCCTCCGCTATCACCAATGCGAATTAAATAATGAGCAGCACTATTCAAACTAATGCCAACAAAGGCAAAAGTAATTTTTCTAGCCCAGCTTGGAATACTAGAAAATGTAGCTGACGTGCCTGAAACTGTGATTGCAGTTGACCGCTCAAAACGGCTGCGATCTGCAAAACTTAAAACGCCTGAGCCATTAGTAACAATCGCTTGATCTGCTGACCCATCAGCCAATGGCAGGCTGTAATTAGTTGTCGAAATTAGACCTGTTGAATCAATAACAAAGCGGCTAGTTGGTGTAGTTCCATCATTGCCATCGTTGACACGAACAACAAAGTTTGCAGCTTCATCGTCTCCCGTGCCGTCATGGTTAAATTCAACCTCGCCAAGCCTTGAAAGCTCCCCGCCAGATTGTTCACCCTCAAAAATTAGTTTGCACTCACGGCCACCGTCTGTGTCTTCCTCGGTGTTGTTTTTAATCGTGACATACGGTGCTGAACCCTCAATTTCGATAAGAGTGCCAGGGGCGCTAGTGCCAACACCAATTGCATCAGCAGAACCATCAACAAACAATAGATTTGCGTTAGTGTCGCCCTCAACGCGGAAATCCATTGCTGCGCCGTCTTCATTGAAGACAATCGCGCTAGTGCCAAACTCGGCTCGTTCAACCCCACCAGCAGAGACGTTTAAGGTGTCCGCTGCGCTGCTGTAGATCCCTGTATTTACATCATCAGCAAAAGCTATCCCAGGCGTTGCAACTGCTCCATCTTCCACCAGCAAGGTGCCGTCTAGCTCTCGCAGAATTATCCACCCGTCATTGGCAGCGTTTCTAATCTTCAGCTGGTTTGCAGTCGTATCGGCCCACCACTGAAAGGCAAATGTCGTTGCGGGTTCTGTCGCTCCTGAGTTATTGCTAACAATCGCGTCCAGCACGCTATTTATGTCAGAACGAAAAGCCGCGCCCGCCTGATTGGCTATGTCGTAGTCATGTTGAGCCATTCTGAGTTTGCCTAAGCTCTTTCAATAGCTGCATTATGGCATTGGCTAACCTAGCCTGCCAAATCCAACGGCTGTCCAGCGGAAATCCCTGCTGATGCTCGCATCACTGGAATTTTTGAAATGAACCGTGAAGCCTGTGCCGCTCACGCTGCTTAGCTCAAAGTAGTCCCCGCTTTGCATGTTTTGCGCTGTGATGCCAACGCTTGGCAGCAGGCTATCAACGCCGCCTAGAACTGCAGTGCCTGTGAAAAATGCGTTTGTGAACGCAATGGCCTTAGCTCCTGCGCCGCTACTAATTGCGGTTTCGCTGTTCTCAGTGCGGCGGTCCAAGGTCGCCACATAGCCCAACTCATCAACCAAAATGTTTTCTACTGGGTCGTCACTTGTTAGCTGCGTTCTGAATTGGAAAGCCCTGCCCCTAAAGTTGCCACTAGCAAACTCCTGGTAATCGCTGTAGGTCGGGCTCCCGCTTGGGTCGTCATTAGTTGATCTAACCTGCAAGGTTGCATTAACACTGTTTACAGCAGCGCCATCAATATCGTCCCATGTGTCAATACTTGCGGTGTGATCGTCTATAAGGTCGTTTGGCAGAAAGCCCCTTGTCACAAAGTGCCTTGTCAAGCCAACGCTAATGACCGCGCCAAAATCAAGAGTGCTAGCAAATTCGTAGGTTCCGCTTGAATTGATGTTGCCCAAGAAATCGACATTCCGCTCTAAATCGTCAATGTTTTCGGTAATGTCATCCCATCGGTCATCACCAGATAAAGTCAAAGCATCGAAATCAGTTGAATAGAAAACATCGGTTTTTGCCCCAGTAAATGGGTCTGCATCCTCTCGCCTTGATTGAACAGTTTTGATCCCCAAGGTGTCAGGCAAATCAATGATCACCGATGTCTCAGCCGTGCTTAGGCGCCCGCCATCATCAGCAAAAACCGCAATAATCTCACCCTCAACCAAAGGAATTACTGCGCTAGTGGAGTTGCCTGCAACTGGTCCAATTAGATCCACACTATTGCTAAATGTGCCACTGCCATCAGTTCGGTTTGAGTGCCGAATGTAAACTTTGCCGCCAATTCTTACGTCAAGATCAACTGTTTCATCCCAACTCAAAAGGCCCTGATTCGCGCTAGTCGCCACAAAGCGCAAGTTTTGAACATTGCCAGGATTACTGGTTTTCCCGACGATTGTTCTTTGCAGTGTAGTCGGAACTGAGCGCTTACCAATCGCACTGATCGCAACAACTCGGAAAGTAAAAAGCCCAGTGTCATGAGTATGAAAAGTTAGCGAATTGTAAGGCGTCGTGCCTAAAACTTCATATGTGTTGTTATCTTCTGTTTTGTAACTAACTTGATAAGATGATGCGATATTGACGTTTTTCCATGAAACATCAATTTCATTTATAACGCTATTGCCGCGTTCGACTAGCTGCTCATCAATATCTAAGCCAGTCGGTGAGTCTGGGTTTCTATTTAGAATAGAAATAGACCTAGGCTGTAGTTCTAAATCTTGCTCAACGTGGTTATATTTTGACGTGTTGTGTGCAAGCCCAACAATCGTATAAACCTCATCCTCTTCCGTAATAGAAACAACTCTAAACAGCTGGCTTTCTAGGATGCTGGTTTCAATCAGAAATACCGTTTGCGCTGCTGGTGTTTGACTAAACGCGGTGCTGACTGAAATTGTTGTGCCTGTGCTAGCTGCGTTAATTGTTTGTTGCTCAACGCTGCCATTAGGCAAAACGACGCTCATCGTGTCACCTACGGCAACTGTGATTGCTTGGTCAATCGTGATGTCAGTGCCGCTAACGCTGGAAACACGGCCAGCTTTGCGAGCGCCTGCCTTCATCCTGTCCATCACCTTGATGATGTGGCCAGGGCGAACAATCGCACCATCTAGGCCAACTTTGAAGGTGACTGTCTCTGATTCGTTTTGCTCTTGATACAGCAGCCATTTGCCGATTCTGTGCGCCTGTCCCCTGCTTGTGCAGCCAAACGCCGCAATGCGCGTCTCAAGGATGCCGTAATCAATGACGGCTTGCTGATCCTGCACATATTCAATCTGTTGCTCATAGGCTTGCTCTGGATCGTTCCACGTCACCAACGCAACTGTGTGCCGTGACTTCAGGGAGCTGCCTTCATAAGTGAAATCGCCGTTGATGACATTGGCATTGGTGAACAACGCTGCAGGATCGCTGGGGCTGTCCTGAGAAAACGCAATCTGCCCCGCTGACCAGTAAGCCATGCCACGGAAAACCGAAGCAAAGTCCTGAATGACGTTGAACGCCTCATCTCTGGACTGCATGTAGACGTTACAGGTGAAACGGGGCTCAAGGCCGCCTTCACCATCAAAAACCATCTCATTACAGTATTTTGAAATCTCATAAAGGGACCACTTATCAACTTGCGAGGAATCAATGAAACGCCCTAACCCATAGCGATCAGAGACAATCAAGTCCCGCATAATCCAAGCAGGGTCGCTAGTCCAAGCCGTTACGAACCCGCCATTCCACACACCTGAATAGGTTAAAGCGCCAGTGTTGACGTTGACGGTCGCGTTGTTTGGGATTTGTACTTTGACACCTTTGATGTCATAAGAACGAGTTGGCACATCGCTGAATTGCGTTGCATCAAATCGCAAACCAACCAAAGCAGAAAGGGGATACCTAAGCTTGCTGTCTATCGTTTCGCTAATTGATCGAAAAACTAACTGCCGATATTCATCAACGCCATCGTGACGGCCTGAGACTCTTGTCAGCCTTATGTTCCATGGGGCGCTGCCTGTAAGCGTGATTCGATGTGAGCGCTCATAAGTTGAGGTGCATTTGCCTAGGATCTTTTTAACAACTGCGGCAATATATGCGCCGCCGAAGGGTTGGTAATCAATCTGATATGTGATTTCTGCCTTTTTAAGACCATTAATGACTACAAAAAGCTGAGGGATGGCAATAGTAACAAGCACCGAATCCACATTAGGATTAGTGACAGTCCGAACTACGCTGTCTCCGTCATTGTCTCCAACAGAAGTATTTACACTAACAAGGCTTTCGGAAGACGGAAAATTAGGAATATAACTTTGTGCCTGAGTGCCTTCACGAACTTCAATATCTGTAACACTGAAATTGATTGCACCGTCATGACCCGTAATCGGAGTGTCATCTAATAAAATTGATTTGCGGTCTTCATAAACAAAACCTTCAATTTCTCCTTCACTGATGAGGTCAACAATGCGAACGCTTGATTTACTGAAAAGCGAGTTGTCATCATCGCTTACCGTTGGCCCCGTTGGCCCAGCAACAACAACCGTTTGATTGACAACAGGCGTTGGGGCAGGTGGTGGTGGTAGCGGCCTTGGATTTCTTTTTTTCTTTCTGCCCCCGCCAGAGCCTGCAATGTTTTCCATGTTCATTACATATCCTCCACTGTTAGGCCAGCCGAAACAACCACGCTGCCTACTCTCATTCTCCCGTAGCACAGCGGAACGCAAGCGCCTTGAGCCGTTAAATTCACAGCACCGTTAAAGATGTAAGAAGCTCGGTTGTCCGCAATCTCGTTGTTTTCAGACGCGAAGGAATCCCTGGCCCGTTGCCTAGTAATCCCACCAGTAGCGCCAAAAGAACCGCCGCCAACAGGATCAGCCGTTATTTGCGGTGATAGCAACTGAGAGGTGCCGCTAAGGATCAAAGAAGCACCAATAGAGCCAACAGCGGCAGCAGCAGTTGCACCAATAACGCCACCAGCTGCAGCTGAGCCATAAAAGATAGGTGCAGCAATAGGCCCCAAAAGGATTGCTGCTGCTACAAGGGCAACTCCTGCGAAAATTCTTCCAACACCGCCACCACCTGCACCTTGCAAAACGGGCGTGATGCTGATCTCCTCAGATTGACCCGTTGGGTTGTTGATCTCGTCTAGTGACTCCATAGCATCCTTGCCAACCTGCACCATGTAAGCGATGCCACGCTCTGCCGAGTCGCAAAGCTCCTGTTTGAAGCCGTCAAAATTGGCAGAAAGTGCCCTGATCGCTTCTGCTGGTGTATTCAGGTCGAAGCTATGAAAGCGGCCAAATCTCTTACCTAATTCTCCTCTCAATACAACCTTCTTCATAGTCGGCTCCTATGACGCAGAATGTGAGTTGTATTTTTCCAATAGTAGCCAGAAAGCAGGTCACGGCTAGACAATCGATCCCGCATGTGATGAAGAATTAGGTCTTCGCCAATGCAGATAGCAACATGTGACGGCACAGGGGATTGCAGCTGCATCAGCAAAGCATCGCCCCATTGCGGCTTTGTTTCAGGCTCAAGACTCACAAAGTCTTCATTCGCAAAATTCTCAACAAAGGTGTTTGCGCCCTTGTGCCACCACTCACCATTCCGCACATAATCACCAAGCTTTAGGCCCATGTTTTCGGCGTACCAGTCACGGGCTAGGGAGTAGCAATCAAGCGTGCCGTAACACCATTCACGGCCTACTAGGGGTGCCTTCCAGCCCTCGGGCTCGTAGCTGTTCCAAGTGTCAGTGGCGACGCCGTAGATGTGCCATGGCAACTTGGTGGCTTCCATTGCAGCGCGGTCGGCCATGCTCGCAAATGGGTGGCAGTTTGGGTGGCTATGAACAACGGCGACAATCTCCCCAGCATCATCAGCAGAGGCATAGTCCGCTGGGTCCATCACAAAATGGTCCTCTTCCGTGGCGATGTTTTTACAAGGCCAATAGCGCTCACGCCCTTTGATGATGACAACGAGGCCGCAGCTTTCTGCAGGCGCTTGCTCGATTGCGTGCGCCTTAGCTTTCGCCTTCGCTGCTTTGTTCATCCGATTAGGCCAGCGCTGGGGAATCCACCGTAGGGCAGCTCAGCATTAGCGCCAAAGCGTGCTTTGCAGCTGGTCAAACGATGCCCGCAAACATCTTCACTGGCGCTAGCTACAACCTCATCATCATGGTTGAAATAGTTCGTGCCTGTATAGCCGCAGCCCTCGCCGCGATAGACCCACGGGCAGATGTTCTGAATAATTTGACGCCTTGGCAGTTTGACGCCTGCAACATCAAAACTAGCGCCTAGCTCAAAGGTAACAATCTCACGGTTTTCAACTACTTTGCGGTCAATCGTGAAAATTTCGCGTGCAAATTCTGCGTATGGATCAGCGTTTGCATTTACACCGCTGCTGAAATTTACGGCGTCAAGATATTTCTTTAAGGTGCGTATCCTTGTAACCTTTGCCCCAATCAAATCGTTATAGGCAAGCATCAGGGTGGTTACTAGACTCAAAGAGTTTGACACTGAAATTTGAGGCCGTGGCATCTGACCCTGGCCTGAATACTCAAAGCCATCAGCAGCGATCGGATAACGCTCATAGGCGAGACCATTCCACACAATGTCGGCGTTTATGTTTTCACTGCAGCCTGCATGAAACCGCCTAACGGTTGTATCCCCGATGCTGCTAGCTGTTCCGTCTAACTCAAATAATTCAATGATCGCGCTAGGGGCCAGCTTGTTCAGTTCTTCGCCAACACTACTAACCGCTTCCCAAGTAACGCTTCCATCCTCAATCGTCGCCCCCCGAACAACGGGCCAAGGCGACGGCTCCGCCACTCCACTTGTGCCAGCAACCGTGCAACGGAAAACAAGGCCGCTACTTTGTACCGCAATCGCCCGACGAACATCGCCAACAGCAAATGCAGTGCTAGCAGTCCAAGCAGTGAAAGCCATTTACGGTTCAAATACCTCTTCAAATTTGGCAGTGATTATATTGATGTCTGCATACTGATGCTGCCGTTGCCACTCTCGACAAACCCATTTATAAGTGCTTGCGTCATCAATGGGGCTCCAGTCAAACGACTCAACAGCATTACGAGCTTCAAAGAAAGCTTCAATCGCATCTGCGTTGGTGTTGCTTAAAGCGGACCATGTTAGATCCCAACTTTTGGGGTCTGTGTTAATGCCAAACGCAACCCGCTGCTCATAGCCATCACCGAACTTAGTAACACGAACACTCGGCCTGCTAGTGCGACGTGCCCCAAAATCAGGCGTTGTTGCGCCTGCGCTAGTGCCAACAGTAGCGTCATCAAATGTGGCCATTATGAAAGCAAGCCTCCAGGTCGTTTTTGCTTAATTAACTCCTGACGGACAGCAGCACCAATGGCATTCCCAAGCTGCTTGGCTTGACCTGGATCGCCCTCGACGCTGCTGCCAGTGGCATCAACATTCACGACAACTTTGGCGCCTTCTCCCTGCATTCTAACTGGGATGCTGCGACCGTCAGGCAGGGGCACAACTGCTTCAGGGCCAGCCTCACCAGCAATGCTCACACCGCGTGTGATGCCGCCTTTCGCCATGAGTTTGACCGCGCCTGGACGGAATTGACTTAAATCAGCAGAGACCTTGCTCACGTCTACAGGGTTTCTGTTTTTAACAAAGAAGCTGCTCAAATCGAGCCCACCGCCGAATCCAAGCGCCTGCATAAGCGATTTCATCACAATCTGCTGCATGATGATGCGTGCCATGTCGCGCAACAGGCTGGCTGCAAACTCGCGGAAGTTCAGAGTGCCGTTGACAACAAGGTTTGTAATGCCGTCGCTAATGCCCTGCAAGCCAACCTGTGCTAACTGCTTACTAGCCTCCAATGCGCCCTTCAAGCTGTCGGTAAAGTCATCGGCACCTTGACGCAACATGTCAAAGGGAGTTTTTGGCCCTTCACCTTCGGCATTTAAGTCAAACATCTTAGCGCCTTGCAACGTAAAAGACTCAATAAGTTTGTCAAACTCTTTTTTCCGATCTTTGTCGACCTTGAGCATTTCTTTCTTGGCTTGCAAACTTGCCTGATCAAGGCGATCGCGTAACTCAGTGCCTTCAATACCACGCTCCTCAAGCTCAAGAATTTTGGATTCAAGCTCTAGTGCAATGCGGCGTTTTTCGTTCTCTTCCCTGCGAGCACGGCTGCGCAACTCAACAAGGCGCTCCGACATTCGGAATCTTTCTTTTGCAACTTTGCTCTCAGTTGTGTCCTCAGTAATTCCAGGCAATTTTGTTTTTGGTTTGAAACGATCTGGCAGCTCTGGGCCATACATGCCACGCAAACCCAGTTGGGTTTCAAGCTCAGCAATCATTTGATCATTAAATATAGCTTCAGGGCTTCCAGCCACAGCGCCTGCTCTTTTACGCCTATACATTGCAAGCTCTCTACGCTGCAAGTCCTGAGCAAACTCATTGAATTTTTTAGTTGCATCCGTAATAGATTCAACAATGTCGCCAAAAACAGTTTGAAACGCTTCGCCAATTGGCTTTAACAATTTGCCAACTTCTTCATTCAGCTCTTCAAGATTTGTTTTCAATCGGTCGCCAGCCGCGTCAGGACCATCAGCAATCTCTAATGCAGTTTGGCCGTAACGCTTAAAGATAGCCTCAGCAAATTTCTGGAAGTCTTGCAAACTGACTTGGCCTTTTTCCAAAGCCTTATCAAGTTCCTGCGGAGTTTTGCCCATTGACTCAGCAAAGAGCGTAAACGCGCCTGGCAAACGCTCACCAATCTGCTGCCTAAGTTCCTCAGCGCTAACCTTGCCCTTGCTGAACACCTGCGCGGTCGCAGTTAAAGCAGCGTCAACATCAGCAAGGCTGCCGCCAGTGGCGCGTACAGCAGCGACAATCCCCTTAAATGCTGTCTCTGTGTCATTAAGATCCCCGCCAGCGCCAGAAACAGATGCTTGCAGCTTGGTAAATTGCCTAGTCAGAACAGACTGCGGGATCGCAAAATCTTTTGTGCTCTGCGTAATAAACTGCAACGCATTATCGTATTCTGCTTGGCTTGTCGTTACGCCACGCAAAGCAATACGAAGCTTGTTCAGTTCTGCCGCATACTCAGCCGTTGCCCCTAGCGCTTGACGCAGCTGCCCGACTTGAGCACCAATAGCAGCGCCAACAATGCCGCCAGCATGACCACCGAAAGCAAGACCAGCCCCAGCGCCTACAGCACCTTCAGGGCCACCAAAGACGGCACCACCAGCAATTGTGCCAACGCCTTTAGCAATACCTGCCAAGCGGCCGCCACCGCCCTTGCGCTGCTCCATCTTTGCGAGCTGCTTATCAAGCCTTTCAGCCTCGCGTGTTGCGACCTTAAATCTCTTACTACCAAATTCAACACTATTTGCTAGTTCGCGAAAACTATCGCGTAGTGCGCGAGTGCTATTGACTGTTGTTTTACTTGTCTGCTCTGTCCTTTTTAATTCAATACGAGCTTTTGCAAAGTTATTACCAAGGCCCTTTGCGGCCACATCAACTTGCGTAAGACTGCCACGAAGCTTTGAAAGCTGGCCAATACCAGGAGTTTCAATTAAGACTCTAAGCCTCGTTTGTTCAGCCATCAGCTTGCCCTCTTGGTGTTCATCTTAACGAGCGCTGCACGCTCAATCACCTGTACCTTTTCAAACAACTCAAGCGGTTCTTCAATCTTATACAGACGAATTAAAGTCTCAAGCGCTTGATAGTTCAAGCCAACAAGACCGCTCATGCTGACGTTCCATTGCGTCTGCATCTTGAGAAACATCATCACTGCTTCCCAGTTGTCTTCCCAAACCTCAAAGTCGCGTTTGACAGCCTCTAACTGCGCTGCTGCGATCTGCTCTTCAGACGCCCCCAACGCCTTTAGATCAGACACACGCTCGTCAACTACGCCGCCTGTCACCCAGTAATGGGCTGCGGCTTCTAGTTTTTTTCAGCTGCCCCAGTGATGCTGTTGGTGTAAGACTCAATCAAGGCACGCAGCACATAAGGGTCGTCAAACAACTCCTTCTTGGTTACGTCGCAGAAGGCAACATCCTCGCCATCCTCATCCTTGATGCCTTCCCAGCCCTCAATAATCTCATCAACAAGAGCATCATCGCCCTCGTCAATTAGCTCATTGAAAGCTGAGCGTGACATCTTTTTGAAGATTGCCGTAAAGGTCTCTTTCTTAAATCGTCCGCCGTCAATGGGAACACTGACTTCAACGGGCCATTTGTAAGTCGAGACCTTCTTAAGGACGAATGCCATTGGGTTTAGGTAAAGGCGAGGCTGATCTCATTGTTGCCAGCCGTTGAGGGCAGAGCCAAATACGGCATGCTCAGAGAAATAACGCCATTAGTGTCACCATAGGATATACCCGTGACATCAGTTTGGGCCATCGTCAGAGTGCAGATATTACCTGCAGTAGCACCCAGCACAAGGCTGCTGCTAGCGGTAGCGACACCGCGAACATCCTCAAAATAATCAGTAGTTCCAATTGCAGGAGCCTCAATCACAGCAGTGCCGCCAGGGGCACGGTTGACGATCAACACTTCCTTGCTGCTAGCAGTTTCCTTGTAGACAAGCTCATTGTTCAGAGCCAAATCAAGTGACTCAATACGCTGAGAGGCCTCACCAAAGAAGGTGGCGGTGGTCAAGTTAGTGTCGTTGACTTCCAGCGCAGCAGCTTGGTTGGCAACAGTAAAGGTGCCGCTGAGTGCAGTGTCGTCAGGATCGTTATAGATGCCGATAAAGTTGAAACTTGCAACAGCGAACTGACCGGCAACAAAATTAAAAGTGACGCTGCCGCGAGCACCAGTAATCTTGTGGCGAGTGCCGTCGTAGAAGCAATAAATAGTGCAGGAATCAAAGCTAGCGCTCACACCTGCATAGGTAACGCTGGTGCTGACAACGACAGTCTCAGACAAGCCACATGACCTGAGCAGAGGACCAAAAGCGGGGGCAGTACCTGCGGCGCCACTACCAGCAAGCTCAACGTCAAAGGTCACAGAAACACGCTTGTTGGCGACCAGAGTGCCACGGGTGCTGTTACCAATAAAGCCTTGGAATGCTGCAGCCTGTACGTTGTCAGCCTCAATAGGGGCTACCTCAAGGTTGGTGACCTGAATAGCATCACTGCCACCAACAGGCGTCGGATCGGTCCCGTAAGTGGACTCAATCTTCGCTAGGAGAAACTTCTTCCGAGTTAGTGCCATTGTCTTCTTGGGTGGGGGGCTCTGTGATCAGTGTAAGTTTGCCTGATTTGGGGTCAAACAGATAGCTGCCGCCCACGCCAGGATTAGGGACTTCCTTACTCATTATGCAGAAGTGAGATCTGTTCTGCTACTACGATAGCGAACCAAAAAGTCTTGGCTAATCACCCCCAAAGGCACGTCTGCTTCATACATATTGAAGTCAGTGCGATCAGGTGTTAGGTCAAGCGCTTTGCCATCACAGGTTTGATCTGCCATCAGCAGTGAATGTACCTGCTGTGTATAAGTATCGCTGCTGTCATCTGGTACATCAGCTCTAACAAATGTTGTGATGCGTACACGCATCGTCCAATCAAGTTTGTCGAAAAAGTTAGTGTCAGTAGGTTGATCATTGACAGGCTCAATAATGATGGCCGGCACCTCGCCCCTAGCCAGAGGCTCGACACGCGAACGGTAGACAGTCGCTCCAGTCGCGCTGTCCAAATTAGTCTTCATCCGCGCAAGGATCTGTTCGCGTCGTGTGTCAGCCATGATTACGCAGCAGCGATTTGGAACACATTGCACACAGCACTAGGCCGTGTTGGGCGGGCGTAAGGGCTGGTTATAGCCGGTGCCGCCTCAAGCGTAATCTGTGCATCGCTAGGCGCCCATATCAACTCGATGTAGTCGTCTTTTACAAGATGCAGCGTGTGATCAAGGAACAGGTTGTTGGAGCCTGGCGTGCCACCGTGGCTTTCGATGACTGATGCGGTAGTAGTCGTCAGCGCAAGGTTGCCACTACTGTCGTTGTTGTTTTTGCGCAACCAGAAATGCACATCATGAATCTGCGTATCGGCATTTTGCAGCTGCAGCACAAACTCAAAAACATAAATGCCGGGGTAACGAACAGTCAGCTCGCTGTTGTCGATAATTTCAACCCCATCGTTGTCAGCGTTTTTGATAGGGAACTGAACAGGAGTCGGAGTGTCTGCAGTCGTTGATTGGTCGCTACCGCTAGAAAACTCACCCCAATATCCAGGGCTGCCAAAGTAATGCAATTTTGACCAAGGCTGTATCCCGTCACCAACTTTTTCGTAACCAGTATCAGACTCAATGCCCATCTCTCCAGCTACAAGAGTGGGGTTGAGCGCTGCCCAGTTAGCTCGTGTGTCGTACTTTTGTACGGCCATCAGTCCTTGCTCAATAGCAGTTCAGAAAAGATGCCGTCATCAACAGGGCGATTTTCACGCACCGTATAGGCTTCAGACGCAACAGTGATAGAAGTGCCGCGAGAGGCAGAGCTAACGTCAGAAGTTTTTGCCGTGAGCAGATACTCCCGAGTTAGCGCCATACCTCCCGCGATAACTTCCATCGGGGAATCCAAGATACCTACGAACTCACTGCCGCCACCGATCTGGCAAGTAACGCCAAACTCGTTGGTGTCAAGGAAAGCGAAGGTATCTTGAATAGCCATGATCAGTCGTACTTCTTGCCGTAAACAAGAGCAACCGAGTAGGTAAAGGCGGGAGAGCTGGTGCCGCCGATGGTGCCGACTGCACGCAGGTAACGCTTCACATCGTTGGTGTTGATGCTGATTTTCTCAAGAGCTTGAGCAGCATCAGTCACCTGAGTAAAAGTGGCACCGCTGATGTCACTCCAGTCAGAGTTGTTTGCAGATTCCTGCAGCTTGACATCCAGAGTCGGGCTAGAGCCGGCGCTAGCAGCGTCAGAAGCAAGAATTACGATGGCTTCGCCTTCAGCTCCGTTAGAGCCTTCGAGGTCAAAACCGGTGCCGTTAGCAGAAGCGGTGCGAGCATCACAGGCAAGCAAGGTGCCCAGATAACTCTTAGATCCGAGGTTGTGCAGCATTGGTCTTTCTCCGTTTTGGTTTTACAGGTGGACAGGATGGTGCTTCAGGTTCAACGATAGTTTCCTCTTTTTGAGGAGGCTCATCAATTACCTGTTCGGCCTTGCCGAGACCAATTAGGTATTGAGATTCGGGGAGGGAAGCCTCAACGACTTCCCCAATCCGAACTACCGTGCCCCCAAGCATTGTTTGCTTCAGGATACGGATTTTCATTTATCAGAGGGTGTTGTTGCCGCGTGAGAAGGAAGCGGCATGACGCACAGCCATGTCAACATCCTGCATTGCCACGACACGAACGGTGCCACTGGTGCTGTTGGTGTAAGGATCAACCATCAGATCCAAGCCGGAGAAGTAGCCGATCAGCAGGTCAGCGAAGTTGCCGAACCACAGGTCGTTGCTTTCAACTTGGTTGCTCACCAGACCGGCGTAGCCGTTGACTTCGCCACCCTCAAAGATGAACTGACCAGAGCCAGAATCTTTGGTTGCAGTCTTCAGAGCGCCGCGCATTGCGGAGTTCATCAGATACACAGGGGTGCCAAGCAAAGCGTTGGAACCAGCAACGTCAGACTCAAGTGCAACAACCTCGGCGAAGGTCGGGGTGTTAGCGGCGAAGTCCTCGGTGCTGATGCCGGTGGTGTTCTTCAGACCTAGGGGCTCGCTAGAACCGCCAGTGCCATACAGACCAGCCAAGTCAATCTTGAGAGCCAGAACGGCAGCCAGATCGCGGCGGATCATGTTCTCAACGTCAACGCTGCTTTGGATCAGCAGGCGACGGGAGTAGTCGTTGTAAGCAGCGACGGTGCGGGGCATCATCGTCACTTGGTCCACGGTCTGGTTGGACTCGGTGGGAGAGCCAGACTCAGCAACCCAGTAAGCGGTAGCAGCACCAGACTGACGGGGGATAGCCACGTTGCCAGTCAGACCAGTCAGCACGGTTGCGCCGGCTTGATCCAGTGCGCTGCTGTTGCGCAGGATGTCGATGAAGGAACCACCCAGCAGTTCGGTAGCAACGAGGTTGCCGCCAGCAGATGCGGTGCCAACAGTCAGGTCGCGGGTGAGAACTTCCTGAGGGATGGTAATACCACGGGAAGCGCGGCCCAGCTTGGCAGCAGCAGCTTCAGATGCCTCAATCTCAAAACCAGCAGCTTCGCGAGCAGCACGGTCAGTGGGGTTGGACAGGTAGTTGAGAGCACGCAGCCAGGAGAAAGAACGGGTCTCTTTTTCAGAGAGGCCAATCTCGCCAGCGGTGGTGTCAACGGGCTTGATTTCTTGTTGACCCATTTTTTCTAGGAGTGCGGAACGGAGTTCCTCCAAGCCACGAGAATTGATGATGAATTCTTGAGCAAGCTCAGAGTTGTTGGTACGCTTACCAAGGGCAAGCATTTCGGCAGCTTCTTTAGCTTTGGCCTCGGCGGCCTCTGCGCGGAGAGCCCCGATATCTGGGGTTTCGGACATGGTTACCTCAAAGGTGTTGGTTTGCACGGCAGAGGCCGTTTCAACGTCTCCATTGTGCTGGAAACTGCGACCGATGCCAACCGAATTATCGGCTGGAACAGTCACTAAACTTACCTCAAATGGCTGGTAAGAAGTAGCACGATAGGTGACAGGATCGGTGCTCCGATCTTCATCCATCGCGTTGATTTTGTAGCCAAAACTGACGTTGCGGATGATTCCATCCTTGATCAGTTCCTGCATCTCGCGGCCAAGCTCATTGTTGGCCATTTTGACCTTCGCATAGGCCCGCTTATCTTTGATGTATGCACGTTCAACAACACCAACAATCCGATCAGCATCGTGTTGGTAAAGAAGCGGCGCACCATCATTTAGACGAGACATGTCCATTGCATCGTCACTCATGTTGAGCACTTCCATGCCGAAGTAACGCTCAACTGGCTCTTCAGAGGCAAACGGAAACTCAAGGGTGCGATCGTCTTCTTCGTCCTCGTAAAAATCAACCGCGTGTGCCCGCTTAAGCACCTCGCCGGCAAAACTACGAAGAGAAGCAATCTTGGTCAGGGTGCTGAAACGATGCCCAACGAGGCGGTCAGTTTCCTCAAACCCATCGTCACCTTCGCGATAAACGCGGATGAGCGCGGCAGGATCATCTTCGTCTGCGTTGATAGTGAACGAGGAGTCAGGAACATCAATGCTGCCCGATTTCGCAATGCGGGTGATGCGGCCACGAGCCGTGCCTCCGCTGCTGTCCCACCGCACAAAGTCCCCGACCTTGAGATCATCAGGGCCTGCACGCAAGCTTCGGTCCTGCGCATCGGTAATTGCTTCAGCTTTCATTTTACTCCAAGATTGTCCGGGGTCTCCGCCCCATGCTGCCCAAGCTACACGACCTTTGCTAGGGTAACCATCTTCGTCAGGCGTAAATCCTTCGCCTTGTTTGTCAACCTCGTGCCTGGCAAACCAAGCATTCATCTCGCGAACAGTATCAACAGAAAGTTCATCGCCAGATAAGATCTGAGTTGCACGACGTGCAGCAACTTCAGTACCGCCAGCTTCACCGTCTGCCTTCCAATCGCGATAGCGCTGAGCTTCTTCACGCATGCCCTCGGTGGGAGTCAGGTTGATTTCCTTGCCGTTGACATTCATGACTCGTGGATTTCAGGGTGTTCGGTGTCTTCAATCGGCGGGTTTTGCGCTTGACCGGCTTTGGTGACTGCGCTGGGATCGGTGTCAGTAACAATTCCCAACTCATCAAGCATGGCAAGCTCGTGCTGCCGCTGACGCATCACTTCCTCAAAATCACCACCGTGCAGAGAGATGACTTGCGAAAGGGTCATGATGCCGCTGCGCACCAGTGACTTATAAGCCTCGGCCTCCTTCTGCGGATCAACAAACTGAGCAGCAGGTGCAATCCACTTGCTCTCGTAATACCGGTCAGGGTCCATGTCAAAGCCAGGCAGGCGCAAAGCACCGCTCATGACGGCCATATCCATCCACTTCTCGTAAACACGCTGGCAAAGCGTTTCAATCATGTACTGCTGCAGCGTTCTGTAGTGAGCGCGGGTTTCAAGCAGTTCCAGCCGTGAACTGCTGTAGTTGCTTTGCGAAAAGTCAGAGCTGACTTGCGTGTAGCTACAGCCAACACCGGCAGCTACCGCCCGCAACATCTGCGCCACAAACGGCGTAAATGCGTCATCAGGACGGCTGGGCGAAAAGAACTGCATCTCCTCGCCTGGCGCAAGACGGCGAATGCTGCCAGGAGCAAAATCAAGAACAGACTGATCATCGTAAGTACCGTCCTCAAATAGCTCTTGATCAGGGGTGCGAACAAAGCCCATCATTGCGCTGCTTGCGCGGGCTGCGATGATCTCGGCCTCCTCGTAACCTTTTAGGTTATTGAGCCGCATGATTGCGGACGCAAAAGCCGTAACGCCTCGGGTTTGGCCTGGGCGCTCAGCGGCATATAGATGAATAATTTCTTCTGCCGGAACACGAATGCGACGCTTTTGCGCAATGTTGCCGTAGGAAAACTGATAATCGCCGGGGTGATAGGTCAGGAAGTGGTAGGCAACAGGCCGGCCCCACTCGTTGATTTCAACGCCCATACGGACGCGATTGCCGTTTGATTCAAGACCTGTGTAGTCATCATCGAGGAAATCGGCCTCAAGGATCTCTAGGCCAAACGGAACTTTGCTATCGCCAAACTCTTGATAAACAAAACGGACAAACACTTCGCCCGACTCAATCATGCTGTTGAGGCAAAGCCGCTGAATATCAGACCAGCTCAACGTGCCGCCAGCGTGGCAGTTCTTAGCCTTGCCCCACTTTTTCCACTCGTACTCAATCAGGCTGTTTAGGCGCTCATCAAGCCTGCCGCCGCGCACCATGCGGACTTGAGCTTGGTGTTTGATGCCTTGCCCGACGACGTTGTTTTTGACAGCACGCAGTGCAGACTTGGCGAAGTCAGAATCACGAACGAGCGACCGCGCACGATTGCGCAAGATACGCAGACTGTTCTTTACCTCACTATCAGCGCTAGTGCCTTGTGACACCCAGTCGCTAGTAAGGCGGCTTGTTGCAGCGCCAGCGTAATTACGACGCTGCTTGCGCTTGTTGCGATTGAACGGCCACATCAGATAAACCTCACACGAGTAACGCCGGGGTTGCCGAGGCCCTGCTTAACCTTCTCGGCACGGCGCTCTCTGTCAACCTCAGCCCTCAAAGTATCGCGCAGCTGCAGCAATTCAGTCATCTTGTAACGCTTCAAGCTGCGATTTCCGATGCTGTATTCCTGAACAACACCACCCTGCGCAAGGGTGCGGATTGCAGTTTCTACATGGCCAAGGTCAATCTCAGCGCGTGAGCGATCATCAAACGCTCCAGGAGTGCCGCTGTAGCTGAGCGTTGCCTTGACAGTGAACTGGCCGCGCCCTGCTGTGTATTGAACGTCAGGGTCTGGAGTGGTATTGACAGCGATTGCCTGCCAAGTCCAAGTGCCAGCGTCAAAGTCTGTTGTCGTGGTGGCAGGGACAGTAACGCGCCAGCCGGTGCCCTCAGCAACACCGGTAATAGCTGCACCTTCTGATGCGGTATTGGTGCGTGCGTACCAAGTCAGCGTGTAATCGCTGCTAGTTACACTGTTGCCAACAGGATCAGTGAACTCGGGCACGTCAAAAATGACGGTGTCGCCCGCGTAGAAAAGATCAGGAACGGAAATAGTCACCAGTTCGTCACGAATGATTGCGGACGACGCATAACGCGGCGACGACGCAGGGGATTATGTTCCGATTCTACCGATTTTTCCTCTTTGGGCACATCGTCCTTAACTGTTGCCTTGCTGAACTGTTCGAAAATAGTATTTCGGTTGTACCTCATATAGAGAAAATTTAGCGCCGCATAGGAGTACACAAGCACGTCCAATGCCTCGTTGCGGTCGCCTGGCTTCTTTTTCCACTCTCGGATGGCGAAACCCTTGACGTAGCGGACAACCTGCCGCTCAGCAGTCAGCTGCTTGAAATACTCTTGCCCCGCCTCATTGTGAAAGTGAATGTAGCCAGGACCAGTCTCATTGTGCTTCAAACGGCCAAACAATGTGCTCTTGATAGTGTCAACACCAACAGGGAATAACTCGGCTGAGTTTTTCAACACTTGCCCTTTGTAATTAATGTCAACCTTGCTAGGTTTGCCAATGGGTGGTTTGTTTCGCTGCGACTGACCTTTCAGGGCAAACACCCCTCTCTTTCGACGCTCACGACAGTAGGCATAGACCTCGCTGGTGTAGTGGCCGCCTGAGTCAATACCAACTGCAGAAACTTTGACAGATTCGCCGTCAGCACGCGGATATGTTCTATTGATGATGTCATCCACCTGCGACCACAACTTTTTGCCAGCTGGGTCACCGTAAATTTCACCGTGCCACATCAGCCAGCACTCCTCACCCTCGCCCCACGCATAGAGGCCAACAGCAACACGGTTGTCCTGCACGTCAACACCAGCTGTCACAAGGCTGGCACCTTCAGGCACGGTGTTTGACTCGTAAAACTCTGCCCTCTCGCGCAAACCGTCAGCACCTAACCTCGCGCCAACCTCCTCCTCCCACGTCTCGCCAAGCACCGTATTGACAAAGGTTTTCAACAATGGCGCATCATTCTTCGCTCGCAGAAACTCCCCAACAATCTCTTCCCAGCTCTTCCAACCAAGCGGGCTGTATAACGACGAGAGATGAAATCCGGCGGTCCTTTTGTCTTCTCCTGTTGCTGTTGCTCGCCATTCGCCTTTACGCAGCATTTCGCTTTTGTAATGCTCGCGAATATGTGTCCCACATGATTCACAGACGTATGCCGCAGTTTTAGGGTCACCGTCACGCCACTGCAGATTCTTCCACTGCAGATACTGCATGTGACCGCAGTGTGGGCAAGGTAGGAAATATCGGCGTTGGTCTGAAGCTAAATATTCACTTTCAATTCGACTCATATCCTTGACAGTCGGCGTGCTGGTGAGGATGATTTTTCTGCGTGAGAAAGTAGAAGCGCGACGTTCAGCAAGTGCGCAAGGATCGCCCTCGCCATCAACGTCGTGTGGAAAGGCATCTACTTCATCCAGCAACACCCATCGACAAGGCGCAGATCGCAAACCCGTTGCGCTGTTAGCCCCAGTCAGCAACAAGATGCCTCCCGGATACTCCTTTGAGAAGAGAGTATTTCCCGAATCTCTACTTCTGGCCGGCGCGATCTTTTCTGCCAAACGTGGGGTCTCATGTATCAAACTCTCCAATCTTTGCTTAGACAGTCTCTTGGCCATTTCAATTGTTGGCTGCACAAACATGGCTGGGCCAGGTGCCTCCGAAATCATGTAACCGACGACGTTATTGATTCCTTCCGTCTTGCCCAACTGAGCGCCAGCCATGAAAACTACTTTTTGTATCGTGCTGCTACTGCTCATACAATCCATGATCTCACGGAGATACGGCGTTCTGTCCGTGCGCCACGGCCCTGGCTCCGCTGATGCCTTATTACTCAACATCCGATATTGATCGGCCCACTCTGACACTGTCAGGTCAGGATCAGGGCGCAAACCTTCTAAAAACGCCTGTTTGTAAACCGTGCCGCCGTCAAGCATCTGTCAACCTCTCCAGAGCCTTACGCAGCTCGTCACTTAACACTTTGTGAATTACTACAGAATCTGTTTCAGCGGCAAATTGGTTGGCTACGCGATCGGGAATACTGTTCAATGCATCGCGCACAGAACGGGCCATTGAGAACGCTTGGCGCTGCACTTTATCTAGCTCGCACAGCTTTTCTTCCCTTAGCTCAAGATCAATGCGGGCTAGCTCAGCGCGGAAATGCTCCGACTTGGCACGCGACTCGTTGAAGCTTGGGATCTCCTCTTCCGAACCGTTTTTTCTAGTGATAGACTGTTGGATTTCGCCGTTCCACGCTGCGACAGCTGCGTCTTGGTCATATACGACGTTTTTGTTATCTGCCTTAAATGTGCCGTCTAAGCGGCCCGTTTTTCGCACGGCCGTGATGCGTGCGCTGCTTACACCAATGATCTCTGCAAGCTGCTTTTGCGATATTTGCGGCATTTAGCAGCGAATAAGCCCCTTTTGGAAATATTAACCGTATTTAGCTCAGATGTTCACATGTGGGGCGGATACCACCCTCCTAGGTTAATATGGTCGGATTTTGACGCTAGCGAAATAAGGGGGTTCGAATATACC